AAAAAAGAAAGTAAGAGGAGCAGCAAAAACAAATCTTCAGACTCAAAAGAGTAATACTTTTGAATTTGGGGTTTTTAATTTAGCAGTACCTGAGAATATAGAAGAGATACAAGACTTATCTAAGATAAGAACTAAGTTCGTTCCATTTGGTGCTGACAACTTGTTTCCTCAATACTTAGCTAGATTAAAGCGACAATCATCAACACATAGAAGTGTCTTAGCACAAAAGACAATCTTTACGAGTGGTGCTAAATTCGTGAGTAGTGATGAGGATTTATCTGCATACATTAAAGATGTTAATGCTAATGGAGAGTCATTAAGAATGATTTTTAAGAAGTTAGCAGATGATTATTATACATTTGGAAATGCTTACCTAGAAGGAGTTTTGTATGATGGTGGATTGAATCTATACCATATAGATGCAACTACTGTTAGGATGTCTAAAAACAAGAAAGAAGTATATGTACATCCTGATTGGGCAAAGTACAATACTATGAAGGATAAATTAAGTATTTTACCTCTTTATCCTGAAGTTAGAGGTAACAGGTTTGTATTTGAGTTTAATGATTACGAGCCTACATTCCAATTCTATGGTTTACCAGATTATATTGCAGCATTAGAGCATATTGCTGTAGATTATGAGATTGGTAAATGGAATCATACAAAATTTAAGAATGGCTTTCAACCATCTGCTATCGTTGAGATTAGTGGAGATATGGGTGAAGAAGAAGCAAAGAAATTAGTAAACGAAGCACAAAAGAAATTTGTTGGAGCAGGAAATAATGGTAAAATATTATTTTTAGTTAAGAATGGAGATACTTCTCCTGCGAATGTTTCTATTATAAAAGATGACCAAGAGGGAAGTTGGATAGACTTACAAAGAATAACCGACCAGAACATTGTAACTGCTCACAGATGGCAACCATCATTAAGTGGGTTAGTTTCAAGTGGTAAAATGAATAATACAGGTAGTGAGATTAGAATTGCTTATGATTTAGCAATGACTACTGTTATTAAAGATACTTCAGATTTACTTTTAGATGGTATTAAAACTATACTATATAAAGAGTTAGGCTTTTTACCTCAAGATTTATTAATTCACTATGAGCCACCAATTAGTTTTGCTACTCAGATTGACCCATCTAAAGTGCTTACTATTAACGAGCAAAGAAGAATGTTAGATGAGGACTTGCCAATGCTTGAGGAGGGAGATATGTTCTTGACTGATAGAGAGCAAATCATTGTAACTAGAGATGATGATGCAGATGGAGTTGGAGATGATGATGCAGGTGATTTAACAGTAACTGAAAAAGAAGATTAACTATGGCAAACGTAAATCAATACAAAACACTAGCAACTGCAGCAGAGGTTATAAGCAATAGTTTTACTAATGCTAATACTGACCCTGCTCTAATATCAACTAACACTATATTGCTTTCTGAGCTAGCACATTTAAAGACTGCTATTGGTAAGAAGTTTTATGAGGAATTAAAAACACAAAATAATGTAGGTGATTATCCAGCAGTAGGTGGACTTACTCAAGCTAATCAAACTTTAATGGATGATTTTTTAATTAGAACTCTATGTTGGTTTGCTAGATTTGAGGTTATTAATGAGGTTCAGAGTAATAGTAGTAGTATGGGGATTGTACATAATATTGATGAGTTCTCTACTATCATTGACCCTGCTGAGTTAAATGCTTACAAGCAAGATACTTACAGAAAGTCTGAAATATACTTACAAGATATGTTGAGTTTTTTAAATGATTCTGATAATAGTGCTGACTACCCTACATATACAGCTAATAAGCCTTGCAATACAACTACTTACAAGAATCATGGAATAATAATGTACGATAGTATATACTCAAGGTCTACTAGAAATTATAATAGTTGGAAGGACTTTTGTCCAGAATGTTAAAACAAATTAATTAATGGCTGCAAACGAACATAAGAATTTAAGCGATATAAATAGGCATAATCCTAAAGGGTTTGAAACTGCTACCAACGACACTGTATTAAGTAAGGGTATAGGAACTTCTCCTACTGGAACTGACGGTAATTTAGTTTGGCAGAACAAATCTTTAATGGGTGTCACTAATTATAAGTTTCAAGGCTATACGACTTCAGGAACTAGTAATTACGCTTATGGCGAGGATATACAAGATACTAAATCTCCATTTCAAATGGATGTTGATTTTGGTTCAGATACAGTTTCATCTGGGACTATAACTCCTCAAAATTTCTTTAAAATTGGTCAAGGGTTCAGTATTCCAGAAAATTGTACAGTTACTTCTATTTCTGGATGGATTACAAACAATCAAGGTACTGATGTAACTATAGCTTTATGCAAGATAGTTCCTGTTGAGGGAGTTACTACTGCTGTTACTCCAATAGTGGTTGATGAGATTACGGTAACAGGATTATCTAGCAACTCTAAAGGGGTTAGGATAATCGAAACAACTATAACTGCTCCATCACTATCTGCAGGAGATATTTTCTTTCCAATGATAAAGCAGGTGGGAAGTGGCTCTGTTCTTCACTTAACTTTAAGCGTACAAACAACTACATTCTAATGACAACTAAAGAAGAACTAATTTCAATGAAGAAGGATATAACATCAATTAATGAGAAGGTAGATAATATAGGCTCTAAACTGGATATGCTTACAGATAAGCTGCTGAATCCAGACTCAGGAGTTACTGCTAGGGTAAACAGAAACACAGCAATGAGGAAAGTTTTAGTTAGAGCAATGTGGGTGATATATACGGTAACTTTAGGAGCTATAATAACAATATTTACAAAATAATAATAACAATTAAAAAATAAAAAAATGAGTACATTTGATACGGATAATACACTACTACTTGAGATGCTTGGAAAAGGGGGGTTGAATGTAGTTTTCACTACAGCTGCACAAACAGCTAAAGATTGGTACTGCTTATACTTCCCTGTAGAGTCAGTTATAGCGTCTATTACTGCTGGTAATATGTCAGGAACTGAAGGAGCATTAGTGGGTTTAACACTACCTGCTGGAACAACTTTGTTTATGAGAACGACAGCTATTCAATTAACGAGTGGGGTTGGTATTGGGTACAGAGAATCTGATGGTGATGCTACTAAATAATGAAATTATCACTAGGAATATCGGTACCAACTAGTAATAAGGGAGTTTTAACTCCTATGCAAAAGCAAGTAAATGACTTTAAATCTAGAGTTATTGCTGATGGCGGAGTGTTTGAGGCTAATGCTTGTCTAGTAGCACAATTAACAATTTTAAGTAATATATAATGAGTTTATTAGATGATGTTAGTATAGTAGTAACTCCTAATGGATATAAGGCAGGAGAATTGTATGCAGTTGTACCTGTACCTACTGAGGGTGCTGAAATCTTATCGCAACCTGTTGATTTAGTAACTGATTTTGTGGTTAATAGTGGTGGTGTAATTGTTGATGCAGACACATTTACTACAAGTGGGGGTAATGTTGATGGAATTAAAAATAATCTTTTATTAACAGTAGGCACAAGGTATGAATTAACTATTGAAGGTAATACAACTTCAAGTGGTTTTACTATAGGTAATACATCATCAAGTGGTAATGAATATGGAAGTGGTTTTGGAACTCATATATTTACGGCTTCAGTTAATACTGCTTTATGGCTTAGGCAAAAAACAGCAGGTACTACAAACATAACAAGTTTTAGTATAAAAGAATACACATCAGCAGATATGGATGTTACTAGAGCAACTGATGCTACAAGAGTAGATGAGAATGGGTTAATTGAAACTGTTGCGGCTAACGTACCTCGTATAGACTACACAGGAGGAGGTTGTCCACATATATTAGCAGAGCCACAGAGGACTAACTTGATAACGTATTCAGAAGACTTATCTCAATGGACTACTATAACAGGAGGTGGTACTGCTTCTTCAAGTGTTACGGCAAATTATGGAATTTCTCCTGATGGAACGCAAAATGCAAGTCGTGTACAGTTAGACAAAGGAAATACAGGATTTGCTGAAGTTTTTCAATTATTTACTACAACAAGTGGGGTAACTAATACCCAAACAATGTGGCTGAAATCATTGAATGGAACTCCTAAAATAAACTTTGGTTGGGCAAATACATCTCGTGATACAATTACTTTAACAACAGAATGGCAACGCTACACTTTTACTTATACTTCAGGGGGTGTTTCAAACGCAGCAGCATTAACCCTGTATGATGTATATGACCCAACAACTGCACAGAGTATTGATGTTTTGGCTTGGGGTTCACAAGCAGAAGAAGAATCATCATATCCAACATCATACATTCCAACATCAGGAAGTACAGTAACAAGAAATCAAGACATCTTCACAAGAGATGGTATAGGTAGTTTGATTAATAGTCCTGAAGGGAGTTTCTTTATAGAAATGGCTGCTATTAATCACCCTCCTAATTCACAACTATCTATAAGTTTAAGTGGAGATAGCTCTAGCGATAGAGTGCTTATTTATACAAGCTCTGCAGGTGGCGAGTGGTTGGCTCAATTTAGAAAAGACAGTGTAAATATTGTTTCAGTATCAAAAAATACTACAATAACAAATCAATCTAAAGTTGCTATTTCTTGGAAATCAGGTAAATATCTTATGTATATAGATGGGGATAAAGCGACTAATTACACTGTAGGTTCTGAAACAACCTCTACTACATTTGAAGTGGATGATTTAAAAAACTTACAATTTAGTCCTAATCACAATACCTCAAGTAATCTTTTCTACGGCAAAGTAAAACAACTACAAGTCTACGATACAGCACTTACAGACGTTCAATTAGCATCTTTAACTTCATAATATGAATATATATAAATTACAATACACAGACAAAGCAGAAGGAGATGCTGACTTACTTGCTAAAGGTACTTATGAGGTAATAACTGAAGAAGGAGTTACTCAAGAAGTGTACAGAAATGGTACACAGGCTATAGTATTTTTAAATAAGATAGTAGAGATACCTGCAACTTATGATAAAGATGGTAAAGAATTAACACCACCTGTATATTATGCAGGAGTATTTTACGACCTAATGACTACAGAAGAATTTGACTTTGGAATTAATGAGTTATTTCCTGTAGATTGTGTACATTCGTTTTTAGGTTACGAAAAGAACGCAGAAGGTACAGATGTAGAACCTGATGAATTAATAATAGAATAATAAAATAAAATAAATTATGGCAACAACAATAGTACCATCAGATTTGAATGTAACAATCACAGAATCATACACTCTAAACGGAGTAGACTATGGCAATACAATAAACAAGACATATACCAGTAATGGTCAAGTATCTCAAAGAGTTATGAGTATCGCAGGTAAAGGTACAGGCACAGAGAGTACAGTTTTTACAGATATATTAGAATTATCAACGGCAGATGGTCAAGGTAAGGTAGTTAAAGCAGATTATAAATACTTTAGAATTAATAATTTAGATACAGCAAATACATTAAATCTTAGATTTTTCACTTCAAGTACAGAGTATGTGTCAGTAAAGGTTTTACCAGGAAGTACTTTCTTGTTAATGGATAATGGATTAGATGTAACATCATCAGCAACAGGAGCAATAACATTTACTGAAATCACAAAGATAGCAGGTCAGTCAAGTTCTACTACTGAAGCTATAGATGTTGAGTTTGTAATGGTAACTGCTTAATATGTCTTTAAAATACTTTAAAGAGAGTGAGTTCACTTGTAAGTGTGGATGTGGTGAAACTGTTGTAAGTAGACATTTAATGGAAATGCTAGATGAAGCTAGAGATTTTGCAAAGATACCATTTGTAATTAATAGTGGATATAGGTGTAATAATCATCCTGAGTCTATTAAGAATCCAAAATCATCACACATTAAAGGATTAGCAGTAGACATTAAATGTATAGATAGTAAAAAAAGAGCAATCATTATAGATGCTTTAGGATATGTAGGATTTAAAAGATTTGGAATAGCAGATACTTTTATACATACAGATATAGATAACAAAAAATC